CTCCCCCGGAAGATCCCCGGATTTTTTATCAAATGTGCAATGCAGGACCCGCTCCTCGATGCGGAAGACCGGACCAAAATCCAGGTGAAAACTTTCCTCGGGCATCTTTAGGCGGCGTGGGGTCTCTTTGAAAACTGATCCAATAAACATTTTAATATCCTTCTGTTGTAGGTGACCGGGGTTATTGCCCGGCCTCTTCAATAAGTCGGTCGTCTCTGCCGACAAGTTCTTTGCTAGGGTCCGTGGTCTGCAAATCGCAATCTCCACAATAGTAAACCGGCACCCAGTTGACTTCGTACACAAATTCGTCGAGTCCGCCGCATTTTTTGCAGCGTCGGTCTTTATTTTCGGGCATAGAAAATGTGCTCCCCAATTTGCTCTCGCTTAACAAGTACCGTGGCCCATGAGGGCTGAACGCTGGTCGAATGGTAATGCGTCGCGCCCTCCAGACCAGCGACCTCAACTCTTGTAAACAAGAGCAGGTCTGCAATCTTCATCGCCCGGTTCCACGACGTTGGTTCTGAGGGCCGCTCTGTTTTACCGTCACAGTAATATGAAAACTGACACTTGTTCCGGACGGGGTGTCCTTCCCAATAACGCCCCTGGCGCACGACGCTACAAACGTTGTCGGGATATCGCGGACTCCTGACACGGTTTTGTATGACGACGCCAACGGCGAGCATACCAACCCAGCCTTGGTCGCGCGCCTCATAATACATGGCCTCGGCCAAACAACTACGGTCGTCTGCCAGGGCTGGCATTGCCGTCAGGCAGGTCAACGCCAGGGCTAGTGCAATTTTATGCATGGCGCTGGTCCCTCAACAATTGCCGCAGCTTGGCTCGGAAGAACTCCGCGTTGCGCTCCCAGATCGCCCGGCACCGTGGGTCATGGGCCGCGTCCCGCGCCTGAACACACTTGAATACCTTTTGAAGCAGCCTTTCGGGGTATGAAAGCATCATCGCGCTGGCCCCCAGCCGGTGTTCCAACGCCGCCGGTCCACCTTCTCCTTGACGAACTTATCGGATTCTTCGATCCGCGCCCGGTAACACAACTTGTAGTGGCGACGGCAATATGCCCGGGTGGACATGCCCTCGTGAACCGCATCTCCACACGACGTGTATGGGTAATCACCTAGCGGGTACTCGCATCCGACGGCGGTGCTGGTCTTTGGTTCGTCTGGAACGACAACCAGATGCGCTGTGGTATCGGCATGACCTTGAACCAGACCCAGGCGGTTGGCCTTGCCTATGATCGAATTCCGGCTCCTGTTAAGTTTGGCTCCTATGTGACGCGCCTTTTTTCCTGCGGCCCAGAGCGTCCGGAGCGTCTCTATGTCTTTTGCCGTCCAGTCTTTCATTGTAGGTTTTCCTTTATTTCCTGAAGCTTCTCGGCCCAGAGCGTGGCCGCGTCAACATCCGGGGTCATTTTGCGGTGCGTGGCCGGACTGCGGATATCTTCGCATAGCCAACTCACGAAATGTTCCATGGCCCTTGTCGTTTTGTCTTCCATCTCTTTCCCTCCTATATATGAGACTTGTCCCATAATATGAGGCAAAAAAATGAGGGTGTCAACTACCCTCAAATTTCCGGCACCTTGAACCGGTCCTGGGCTGTCTTGGCGCTGGCCCAGGCTAGGGCAATGTAATTGATGGCATCTAGGAACGAATCCTCTTGGCGGTCGCCGGTTGCAATGCGGGCCATCTTAAGCTGCGCAACAAGTAGCATGGCATCACAAGCGTCGATCTCTTTGCCCAGTTGCGAGCCCATCAGGGTCGCCATCGTCCGGCCCACGGGACGAAAGTCGCCATAGGTTATGCCACGCTGCGTCAGGATTTCCGCGCACTTTTCCAGGAGGTCCGCCGGTTGCCTCATCTTACTTTTCCTAACATTGGAACCGGAACAACCTGCTCCTCCAGTTTGCGAATGCGACCCATGGCCCGCAAAAGCGTTCCGCGCAGCGATTTTAGTTCCTTGCGCTGTTCCGCGAGCGACCTGCGTAGCTCTGCGAAACTACCTGCCTTATCGTCCAACGCCCCAACCCCCCTTCGTGTGGAAAACCGTCTCGCAATCGTGGTCCGTGAACAAGTACCACGCGCAATTGTCCTTACCGGACATCTTGGAATCAGGTATCCATTTAACCCTGGCTACCGAAATGATCTTTGCACACTTCTTAAGATACCCGACGGCCTGTTTTGTATGCATCCAGTCCGCATCAAACAGTAGATAGGTAGGTCGGATAGAGGACAGGATTGTAATGAGCGGGTGCAAAATTTTACGGTCCCACGGCGGATTTGTGATGAAAACCTCGGCCACGGTCCCTTTGATGTCCAGGGCATCTTGCCCTGTCACAATGTCCCCGCTCACCACACACTTATGACCGGATTCCTCCAGGTGGCGAATTAGATCACCGTCACCGGCACATGGCTCGTGGAAATGCGTTTCACTTGGAAGATGGCGCATCAACGGTCGCGCCGCCTCGAACGGCGTCGGGTAAAAGTCACGGTCGCGCCGCTCAAAGTCAGACCGCTTGCCCATTTAGACTTTTTTCCGGGGCTTGGGGATGGCCTTACCGAGCGATTGCTCGAGAATGAACGTAAATTGCCCTGATATCGTTCGGTGTTCCTCGGAAGCCAGCCGTTTGAGCACCTTGTAGGACTCAATAGGGATGACGACGCTCTTCCATTTCAGTGGATTCATTTTTAAATATCCTTTATTTCTGGGACACTATCGGATTTGTCTACCGTGGTCAAGGACCCCCAATTAGGTCCTAGCGAGATGTCGCTAGGAGAGGGGACTTCAAGTTGCAGAGCACTCTCCATTATGCTGCACAAATCCTTCGCCTCCTCCAAATCCGAGACAGAGAACGCCAACTCATCGTGAATCTGCACCAACGGTATCTTATTTTTCTGTTTGTACACCGCAGCCATCGCCGCCTTGGTTTGGTCCGCCGCGCTGGACTGGATCAGGCGGTTTAACGCCTTGTATGTGTAAGCGCGCTTAATATTGTCGCCATATTCGATGTTGGCTTCTTCTTTTGGTAGTGCCCGGGCCGACAGGAAAAGGTTTGGCTCCCAGAGATCAAATCGGCACTTGCGACCAAGCAGGGAACGGACAAAACCACCCTTGTCACGGTGTGACACTTTACGTTGCACCGCATCCATCAGTTCTTTTACAAACGGGACGTCATTGTGATACTGGCGCATGAGCCGTTTAGCTTGATCCGTGGACACATCCAACTGTTCTGCAAGCCGGGTTTGCCCCATGCCGTACATGATACCCAGGTTAATCGTCTTTGCCTGCTTCCGAGGAATACCACAAATAGTTGCCACCATCTGGTGAAAGTCGGTCTTCGGATCGGTGCGGTATGCGTTGACGAAATCGTCCGACCCGGTCAGGCCTTTTCTACCTGTAAGGCTTGCAAAGTGGACGAGGATGCGAGGCTCTTGTTGGTCAAAATCCATCGACGCCCACTGCTCCCCCTCTTCCGGCAGGAACAGCCCCCGTATCTTCCGGGACATCTCGGGGTTGCGGGCCGGGATTTGCTGGAGATTCGGGTTCGACATGCTGATGCGCCCGCTGACCGTGCCGCCTCCTTCCGAACGTAGCTGATTAATATGACCGTGGATGCGGCCTTTCTCGGTGTATCGCGTTATGCTGGACAAAAATGTATTGCCTACCTTGTCGTATTCGCGGGCGGCGGCAATTTTCTGCGCAATGGGGTGTTCGTGCTGCGACAGGAAGTTCTTTGTAAACGACGGCAGACCCGTTTTGGTGCGGCCATACGGTATGCTTAGATGGTCAAACACTTTTGCAATGCTTGCAGCAGCCCATAATTCGAAGGAAAGCCCCGTCTCCTTCTTGACCTCGGACTTTATGCCTTTGACCACGCCAATAAGCTCCTGCTTCAGGCGCTCGGCCTCGTCCAAATCCACCCGGATACCCTTCCAGGTCATCTCGATGCACAGAGGTAAGACCTCGGTCTCCATATCAAATATTTGCCACAAATCCTGCTTCGTAAGCTCCATCTTGAAGACCTGCCACAGGTCGAGCGTAAGCTGTGCGTCGGCCTCTGCGTACTCACCTACGAAGCAGGCAGGAAGTTTGTAAAGCTCGGCCTTCGGGTCCACGCCAAACTCTTGCGCTGCTTCTCGTAGCGCGGCTTCTGACTTCATCAAACCCATGTAATCGTAGGACACGGCGTTGAGCGAATAGCTAAAGCGGTTTTCGTTGAGCAATGGCGCGGCGAGCATCGCGTCGATCATCTTGCCCTTGAGGTCAATCCCAAGGCGCTTGAGCCAGCCCACGTCATAGGCGGCGTTGAAGAAAATCTTGTCCGACGGGTGGCTCGCTATCTCCTTCTGGAACCAGCGCGTGACGATGCCCCGGTCCAGATTACCACCACCTTCGTGGGCAATGGGCAGGTAAGCATTAAACCCTTCGTATGCGACGGCAAACCCGACGACATCGCCGTGGCCGGTAGCCCACCCTGGACCGTGGGACTTGAGCCGTGGGTCTTTAGTCTCCAGATCAATGGCAATTTCGGTAATACCGTCGGGCGTCTTGGGCAGTTGCTCAATTGGCATCCACTCGGTCTTCACGCCCCACTTGGGTTTCTGTAGGTTAGTTTTCATGGTTGACCATCAAGTTGTTTCTTACGAGATCTTTCAAAATCCTCGGCGGCAGCAGCATATACCGAATCATATTCCTGTTGTAGATCACCAATAACATCCCTCAGAAAATCCATGTAATACACGCAGTCCGCACGCCTATCAGGATCTTTTATGGCCTGTTTCCAGTCGTCAAATTTCTTGCGCGTTGTCGGCGATGGACGCGCCTCCTCCGCTACGTCGTGCCATGTGAATGTAATACTCTCCGGCATAATACTATCTCTCCTGTTTCCTAATTTTTCTAAATTCTACGAAGATACCTAGCTCGGCATCATATCGACCAACCCCTTTGCGAATTCTCAGGCATCTTGAGAACTAGGTTCTGTTTTGCCCTTGTTATCCCAACATACAATACGCGGTTCCCGTCGTCAGGATTTTCTTCCATATCCTTAAGTGCTTTCCCGGATAGGTCCGTGAAAAGCAGGACGTTATCGGCCTCGCCGCCCTTTGCACCGTGGATCGTGGACAGTTTGATCTTAGGCTTCTGGAATA